GTCGGGGCTTGCTACAAAGAAAAGTATGAAAGTTAGTGTTTCGCGTCAATCCACGATTCACCCAGCACGTAGCCTACCAACGGTAGAATCACGGCAGCGAGCTCGATGGGGCTTAAGCTCAATCCAAACAACTGGTTGAGCACGGGAATCACAGCTGCAATCGTTGCCGCCCACCATTTCTTGCTTTTGTAAAAAGGCTTGCCGCCCTTTTTCTCGTCAAGTTTAATATCGCCCATATAGTGTGCCTCCTTTCTTTCTTAACGTGGTAATGACTGAATATACCAAATCAAAAAGCCGATTAGCGCCGTGATAATGATCGTCACAAGCGCCCAGAGCGAAGTCGTCAAACGACCTAGCCTGTCGCACAAACCGTCAAGGCGTTCTGTTACACGAATGCTATTCTCCTCTAGCTTTCGAATCCGCTCCTCGTGGTCCTTTAATTGATCTTTGTAGTCCAGCATGTCTCCTCTTCCCTTTACTATTCAGTCGCAATTAAGCCGTGTCTGACTCGCTTTTATCCCGCTGGCGACATTCAATCGCCGCAACCATCGCGTCTTCGTCGCATACGAAGGGAAGTTCCTCTCGTTTAAATCTGAAGGTGCGCTCTTGCCCGTCTACTAAAGCCGTAATGCGACGCCCGATATAGTGCTCTTCACACGCCCTTGTCGGCTGTCCTGGGTATGGGTTTTTGAATTGCAGGACACTAGCTTTTATAATGATGTCCATCTATATTGACACCTCCTTTATCTCCTCAATTTCGATTATTTCATTGACATAAACAACCTCAGTTTCGCCTTCCCATGTCTCACCGACCTTCCGCTCAACACCTTTTAAATGCCAGTTTCGTATGCTCAAATGGTCGTCGCATCTTGTGCCGATCGCCAACACGTTGTATTCGCCCTCCAGCTGGCATCGGATTACAAGTTGCTCACGATCTCGATCCAACTCGCCATAACCATTACCAAAATGGCCTTGTGGCGTCACAAAAACTTGCACATCGGTGTTTAAGTGAACGAAATAGTCCGGCAGACTGATTTCAACAGTATCGTTGTCTTGCTCGGCTCGAATGCGCCACCTATAAAGTGTTTCACCTGGCGACGGAGCCTCCACCGCGCCGTGTCTAATTACGTGCGTCGCTGACTTCTCGGGCTTTGGGTGCGGAATCTCAAAGTTCTTAGAGCCACTAACAGAAAAACTGCCAGGCACGCTCCACTGCATATCGTCAGAGCCGAGTACACCACGGTAGTCGCCTTGAGCTTCAGCGAAACAACCTATGGCTATCGAACCAAACCCAAGAACTGTCGCATACTGTCCAAGCGCCATAGAATACTGACTTAGATCATAAGCCCGTGAGCCCATTCCAATAGCTATTCCTCCGGTCGATTGATCAACGTCGACATTTGCTCCGTCGCCAATGGCGATTGCGTACTGGGCCCGGGCTCTGGCTTCTTTTCCGAGAGCTACGGCCCGATGGGAAGCGTAAGAAGAATCCCCCACGGCTGTACTATATTGAGAAGGTGCGTATGCGGTTCTGCCGATCGCCACAGCGCCCGCCGCGCCCACATAAGAGCCAGAACCCAATTCTACAGCTGCTGCCACAAGAGCCGGGATGTCATTTATATCCAACACTACGGCGCCCGTTCTACCTGCTACGCTTTTTACGGCTGCCGAGATGGTGCCGCTAGCGTCAACGGAAATGCTTGAGCCATCTGGCTTCACGTGTCCGATAGTTTGCGACGTTGCTTTAACAGCAGCGTGACTATTTACAGCGTTATCTACCGTGTCTTTGCGAGCGATGTCGTCACTAGCGGAAGGAGCAGCAACCTTAGCCCGACCTGAGCTATCTCGGCGCATAATCCTATTGGCCGTTGCAAGGGACGTGGCGCTGTGTGCAAGAGAATCATTCATATGCGTGGACAGCGCTGTCGTTGTAGCATGCCCCGAATGTGGCGCTGCTTTAGCCTCATGGGCATCCACTTTAGTTTGTGCGCCAGCCGGCGTTTCTTTAGTAGATTCTAACTCGAGGATATTGCCCTCAATTCGGTTGAAGTCCTCTACTCCAGGCACCGTCTGTCCTGCTTGCCCCCAATTTGTTTTTGGTGTTTGCCATGCCATATAGATCACCTCACTCTGCCTTTCTTCCTGTTAATTTTGCTTGCATATATCCAGCCCAGCTTATCTCCTGACGTATCACGTGATAGTCCTTGCCCTTGACTGTCACTCGGTCACCCAAAAGCAGTGCCGGGTTCCCTCGCCAGTCAACCTCAATGTCTCTGCGTGGATCCTTGACGGATGCCAGCAAGGTGTTTGCTATCGCCTGCGCCTGCGCTAAAGTCTGCACAAGAGGGTTTTCCGGGAATTCATACCTTAACACACCGTTTTCAGTTATGCTGGTTTCATCTCTGGCAATAGCTCTCTCTTTGTTCTGCACGGTCAAAAGCTTACCTTGTATAACCAATGTCGCCTGCTTGTCCGTGGCGTTGGTGTTCTGGATTTTTATACTTGCCCCCCAGCCATAGTATGTGGCATCGACTATACTCACGCCTGCCGGCGGGTTGTCTAAACTCGCAACGGCATCAATCACAGGTGGCTGGTTATAAAATGCTGTAATGGTCTTTGTAGTGTTACCGGGTATCGTGATCGGCTCATTGCTCCGGTACACTTCCTCCGGTGTTGCGACTGGTCTCAAAGGTTGCGTGTCAACTATAATTTCATTCGCCACCTGATCCTGCCTTGACGGCGCTCTCAAAGGCGGGAAATAGTCGTCCTCCGTTATTTCCAATACCGGCTCGTCCCCCGAGATGAGAAAAGATTCTATCTGTATTTTACCGTCCCGGTTCTGAAATGCTGCCGCAAGTCCAGCCTCGGCAATCTGCCGCAAAGCTTCCCTGTGTGTCACGGGGTTAAGCCAGGCATAGGGAATGATGATTGATTGCAAAGCAGGGTCAATGATGTACTGGTCACTGGTGAGTCCTGCGTCCTGCAACACGATTTCCGCCAACTCGTACAGGCTCTTATTCTGCAGGACCTGGCTGGTCTGGAATGTGCTTTTCCTGAGTAATTCCATACGGTCACGGGCAACGATGGTCGCTTCAAGGCTGTCGTCCGGGCTGTCCCAATCCAAAGACCAGAAGGTCCCAAGCGGTACCCAGCACATTTCAACAGGGTAGATTGAGCCGTTGAAACTGAGCAGATATGTTGTGTATTCATCCCGCTGCGCCGGCTGGCCGCTCTGATACGCCGCCAGTATCTCTGCGTCGCTGCGGGCACGGGAGGAGATGCGGAGGTCGTCGATGAGAGAGTTGGTTTGATAACTACCACGATAACTGCCTATATAAAGCAAGCTGCCAATATGGGCACTTGAAACGAGCCGCGTTGTCGAGGCCTTCAAAACCCCATCAACATAAATCTTCTGCCCATACGTACCCCATGTGTATGCAATATAATGCCATGAGTCAACAAAACTGCTGCTAGCAACTCCCGAATTTAACCAAGCAGTGCCATCGTAGACACCCAAACAATTGCTATTGGCTTTGGAAAACCACATATCAAGCCTTGTGCTACCGGTGAGAGACCACACCCCATTATCGGAAATGCCGTTGACCCATGCATGCAGGTTAATCCAACACTCCACCGTCCCCTCCTGCGGATTTAGCACCCCCGCCGTGGGGATGGTCAGGGTTTCGGGAGAGCGGGTGCCGTTAATGAAGGAGGTGGCATAGGGCTTTTGCTCGACTTGTACTGCTTTTACTTCGTATTCGGCTTGGCCAGCAACAGAAGGTTCTATAATAAGATTCCTATTTCCACTAACATCAGTTGTTGCCGAACACTTTACCCATTGCCCGTTTTCGCTTATCTCTATTTCTCTAATAACCGAACCTGCCCCCCAACGTAAGCGTGGAGCAATGCTTCCATAAGTTCTCCTTATTAATATTGACACCGTTATTATTGTCCCGACATCTAAATTTACGTTTTGGTATAGCCCTGGACGAGCATCAACGGCTTTGATGACGACAACGCCATCTGTGACATATATCTTATTATCTCCGGTGGCGTTTTGTGTACTCCAACCAGATAATCCACTATTAAAGAAAGGATTTGTCAGTAAATTCGTCGTTCCCTCCTCCACCATAATCGCCTTGCCGAACTTGCCTTGCTCGAAGCGGGGGGCGTTGGCGGCAACTTGCGTGCCGTCGGAGAGATATGCTATAGAGTTGCGGGTGAACGTCGGCGGATTCTCTGCTGCGGCATTTTCGGCTTCTGCGCCAAGCCATGCCTGGATTCTCCTGTTCGGCTTCAAAAGGTTCTTGAGCGGGCTGTTGTCGTTGTCCAGGTCAAACTTCTTGCTCTCGTTGTTCAAGGCAATTGTAACTTCATTCGCTGATATATTCCCCACCGGCAAGCTACCCTGAGATGCTTCTCGCTCTTCCAAAAGACGCAAGTTCACCAAGTCGCCAGTTTCGTAGACTTCACGAATCGATGTGAAAAACTCAACGATTTTGGCACAAGTACCGGGCAGGCTCCAGCGGGTGATGATGAGTTCCTGTTTTGCAACGTCAGGGACCTGCGGCTCTAACGCCTTCTGCCAGCTTACCTGATCGTTGCCTGTGACTGTTTCGGTTTTAAGCAAGGTATCATCTGGACCGTATAGCTTGACTGTAAAGTCCACAGGGTATTCTCCCCTTGCCATGTCGCCTACAACCTTAAGTTGCCACATCGGCCTAGGCAAGTGCCTGACGGTCAACGTCGGATATGGAGAGGCAAAACAACCGTCCTGGTCGCAGAATTGCGCTCCCCACCAACCAAACTGTCGTTGTGCGAGCTGGTCCGCTGACGGCGCAAGGTGGTACTCGCCCGAAGTCAGGTCCCAAGTGCCATCAAGGCAGGCATATTTGCGGGTAGTTTGATCCACGCTGTCGGCGGTCTGCTGCGGATATGAAACGTTGGCTTGTTCGCTGGCTTCAATCCGTATGGATTGATCTATGAATGGGTCTGTATAGTCTATTGCTACACGCGCCAAAACCTGCCGCCTGTCAGCTTTCATTTTGTCAAGAAAATCTTGTGTAACCGGATACACCTATACTACCACCTCACTGTTCAATGAATCCTATGCTTACCTCTTCCCAATACCTGACACCATTTTTCGTGTGCCATAGGCTGGTTATGATGTCCCCTGCATAGCAGGTCATAGTCATTTGCCCTCCAACATCAGGGTATTCTAACGAAAAAAACGGTTTGTTTGCCGTTATAGTGTCTATTATCACTTTTAGGTCGTTGTCGGGCAGCATCCTCCACACACAATCCACCCGCCGCTTGATCGCAATCAACTCCATCATCATCTTTCCAGAGGCGGTGCGGTTGCTTTTGGTTAAATCAAATCGCCCGATCTTTAACTCATTGGGTGTCTTTACCGTTACTCCTGCGATTTTCAGCATTGGTTACACCCCCTGCGGCCTCAAAATAAGATTAAATCCCTGACGCTCAGCTTCTTTTCTCAGCGCCGGAAGCTGCATTCTTGCTAGCGTCATATTGTCGATCTTAAGAACAATTTCCTTTTCGTCTTGTTGCTGATTAGTGGCTTGCACAATCTTCAGTGCATTGACAAACGCTCGATAGACTGCTTGCTCGAGTTCGTCTGCGTAAAAGCCTCCGCCTGCAGCTGGGTTATATTTCTTGGGCACGACAGCCTCGCCTTCGTGAAGATAGGCAAACATATCCTGCGGGACGTAGTTTGTGCCGGTAGCAAGCTTTGGAATCTCTGGAATGTTGAATCCGAACCTTGTGCCTTTCGCTATGCCCAGCAAATCCGCAACCCAATCAGGGATCCCTATGCTGATTTTATTCAATCCACGGATCAAGAAGTTGATACCGTCGATGATCAGATTCAGCGGAAACTTTACAATGCCCCAAAGCGCATCAAATACACCTTTGAATATCTGCTTTACGCCTTCCCAAGCTTTTTTCCAGTTACCCGTAAAAATGCCGTTAATGAAGTCGAGTAGCCCAGCAAAAACTTTTTTAACGCCCTCGATTACTGGTCCAATGATGCCATGTAGTTGCTCAAATGCCCCTACGACTACGTCGCCTAAAAATTGGACAAGCGGCTTCAATACACTTTTCCAAGTCCATGCGAAGATGTCTGCTAGTCCTTTCACTATTGGCCCCAATGTTTCGCCAATAAATTGAGCGAACGGTACGAGTACTTCATTCCAAAGGGTCGAGAATATAGACCCAAGCGTCTTTACAGCCGAACCCAACAAGTCAATGAATGCTTCCGCCAGCGGCAATAACACATTTTTTCTAAACGCTTGCCCGATTTCACTTAATACTTTAAACGCCGTTCCTAGCACATCAACTAATACCGACGCTACCGGCTGAATAGCATTTTGCCAAAGCCAAACTAGGCTTTCGCCAAGCGGTTTCAAAGCATTCTCTTGAAACCAAATAGCTGCCTGCTTTACTACGTTCCAAGCAGCGGCAAAAATGCCAACTAAAAAGTCGACAAGCGGCTTTAATACGTTTTGCCATAAATGTGTTACTGCCTCAGTAATACGCTGAAAGATTTGTTGGACTATGCTTCTAAACTTTTCATTGGTCGTGTAGAAATAGACGAAGGCAGCTGTCAAAGCAGCAACGGCAAGTATAATTAAGCCAATTGGGCTAGCGAGGAAACTCAAAGCAGCCCCAAAGCCTGCAACTGCTATTTTAATGCCGGCTAGTGCTGCTTTAAAACTTGTAATTATGGCCGGAATAGCACTAATTGCTTTAAAAGCCAAGATCCCAGCTAAGATTCCAGCCAGGGCCGCCGTCACAAATTTGCTATTGGCTTGCAACCAATCGCCGAGACCACGAAAAGCGATCGTCAAGAGATTCACGGCCGAAACTACACGCTCACCCGTCCATCTAGCCACCGGTAGCAAGAAATCTTCCCACAACCATCGCCCCAACGGCTCAAACGCTTCAACGACTTGAGTCAAAGCATACACGGCGTTACTGAGTAAATCAAGCCAGGCAGGCGCGGCTTCAGTGGCCGCCCACGACCCGATTTGCGAAAGTACGCTCTTATAAAACCAACGGAGCTGATCGCCTATGCTTTTCAGCGCCGCTCCAATATTGTCCTTTAACTGTCTGAATGCCTCAATTGCTGGGGTTACAAGAGTCGTTAGTCGTTCTATCGCCCTTTCCATTACCGTAAACATGGCAGGTTCTTCGACTTCGTCGTCAACAAGCGACGGTACTTCAAATTCAAGGTCGGGTAGCTCCATGTCTGCTACGCTGTCGTCCATAGCGTCGGCAATTTGATGCACTTCGTCAAAGGCCTGAATACCCTTTTTAGCTTGACTAGCCGCTATTTCTGTAGCGTCTCCCACTTGCTCAACAGCATCAGCATATTCTTCGGTGCTTTCCGTCAACCCCTCTGTCGTTTGTTGTGTCTTCTTCCCCATAGCTTTCTGGAGCATACTATAAAAACTTTGAAGAAAGTCCCGTACTTTAATCAACATGGCGTTTAGACTACGGAAAAAGGTAGAAGTCAACGCCCCGACAGTCATGCGCCATAAGTCCCGAATCGTAGACGTAACTCCGGCCCAAGTATCCTGCATACTCGACATAAGACCGCCGAAACGCTTCGTCATGCTTGTTGTAATTAATTTGATGGCCTTATCAGCCGGAATCAAGCCTTTCTGCTGCAGCTCCATAACTTCAGCAGTAGTCTTTCCCATAGCTTGGGCTAACATTTCCCAAGCGGGTATGCCAGCTTCTGTGAGTTGACGCATTTCTTCGCCCGACACTTTGCCCTTAGCTCGCATTTGGCCTAAAGCCAGTATGATGCGATTGATTCCAGCGCTCCCAAGCCCTAGGGCTGCAGTAGCGTCGCCCACGGCTTGAAGCATGGGCAAAACTTCGTCAGCAGCAAACCCGTACGCTAGCATGCGTTTAGCGGCATTTAATACATCTGGGTACTCAAACGGAGTCTTAGCAGCAAATGCCGCCATGTCGTCAAGAAAGCGTTGAGCCTTCTCGGCGCTGCCAAGCATAGTTGTGAAACCGATGCTAGCCGTTTGTAGCATAGCATTAAAGCTAGTCATTGTACCGACTGTCGCCTTTAAACCACTCTTTAAAGCATCAAACAGCCCCATGCCAATTGTTACAGAGAATGCACGCGAAAAAATAGTGCCAATTTTAGAGCCTGCTCTATCAGCACGAGTCTCAGCCTGTTTTAAGCCTCGATCAAAAGATTTGGAATCTAGACCAAGGCGTGCTATGACTTCACCGACCGTCACGGTTTCTTCACCCCTTTTTTGGCACGCTCTGCAACCCTTTTTGCTGAGCGTCTTTTAGATGTCTCGAATAGTCGGGCTCTTGTTGTTTCTGCAATTGCCCAGTAACAAATCGTTTAAACTCGGGATTCAAAAAATCGTCAGGCGTAAAAGACTTATCCCTGCTTCGACTTCCTAATGCTCGAGCTAAACCAATAAAATTATTGGTAATCACTGCCGCCAGGAAAGCCCATTTGTTCTTTTGTTCAGCATACTCTTTTATGGCTTTCTGGCGGCGTAACTCTTGTACGATAGCGTGTAGCTCACTTGGTAGCAGCTGCCGAATTTCTGACAATGTCCAGCCAAACTCACTAGCCAGTAAAACAACTACTTCCGCTGTGAGCCAACTTGAGCTAAAGCCGCCAGTTTCGGTATCAGCCGCTTTAGGGCTAAAAAATTTACGTCAATAAACGCCTCGACCAATTTCTCAATATCACTCATGTAAGCATTGCGAACATCGTCTTCAGATATCTCTGGAAAAATAACGGGAATCTTTTTATATAGTAAGTCCCAGTCAATTTCTATGTCGCTTAGAGCTTTGTCGAGATTTTTTAATTTGCCCTTAGTAGACGGAAAAAGTTCACTCGTCAGAATTTCGAGCTCACCGACAGTACACTCTCGCACATTGATCGTCTTGTCTGCAAACTTTACAACTTTATTCCGCATATTTATCCTCCAATCTAATTTGATCTATACCCCTAAAGATAACGGGTTGGCGCTGTATGGTGTCCGAAACTCTAAGCTCGGGCACCATCACTGTGCCTATAAAATGCCTTTTGTCCTCCCCATCGCCAATAAACAAACGAATTGTCGCCTGTTTCTTCGGCACATCTGTATTTGCGAAATATGCATGGGCTTGAACGTACCAGCCAACTGGCACGACGCTCATTTCAGACCCAAGCAATAACTGCTTTTGTATGTCTATCTGAAGCTCCCAGTCTAGAAGCAGCACTAAATTGTCAGTAAGCGGGGCGGCGTCGTCCCGATACACCGCCCCTACCAAGCCGCGGATCATTTCAGGAGCCAGAGGAGCCAGAGGAGCCAGAGGAGCCAGAGGAGTCAGTCAACGTCACCGTTAATTCCCCCGTTCCCACGAAGTCACAACTAAATGAGACTTTGTCAGTCACAGGCGTTTCGACGCTAAGACCCGTAATGTAGGCTGAACCAGTGAATTGGTTATCATCATTCACCCGCAGCGCTAATGAAATGGGCGTCCCGTTTGCAAAAGACGTAAACAACGAAGACTGCCCTGATGTATCGCTAGGGTCCAGGTTACCAGAGAATGACCCAGACCATTCACGAATGCCTACTAAACGGTCGCGCCAGCCTTGGCTGTCGAAACTGGTAACGTCAATATCCTCAGCACTAAGATTCAAAGTCCACTCGGCTATTTCGGCAACTTTGTTCGAAGTACCGATATTTACGCTGCCGCCGCTACCTGCTAATGCCATATTTTTCACCTCTCTTTAATGATTCTGAAATTAACAAACAGCACAACTCGACCTTTATCGTCTCGTTTTAAGACTTCTGGGTTGCCTTGTGCTTGTATTAATAAAAATCTAATACCACTAAGCTTTTGTTCACTCATGCCGTGCAGGATATTCACTATATTTCCAATCGTGCGTCGTGCAGTTGGATAACTAGTGCTACGGACCTGCACCTGCAAGCCTGGGTACTCACCGCTCCAATGTAG